GGTGGCTATTACAGCGTCGCTCAACGTGACGGAGCATTCCGACTCCCTCTCGTCGTTCATCAAAACCGTTGTGGATGAGGGCTTGGTATACATCGATCCTGGCCTTCAACCATATACCAATGGCGACCTTACCTACACGGACAGGTCGCTAACATTTGGAACGTAAGAGAAAGCATGACAACAAACTACGTGCCCCTGTATGGGGCTTTTGATGCGACTAGCGGAGCCCTTTTGGGCTTTGCTGTCGTCGGGGGTGGAACCACACCTCTTGTCCCTGGTTCTACGACTCTTGCAGGACTGACGGATATTGCAAGCTATAACCTTCCTGCAAACAACACGCCTCTCGCTGCTGCGCTAGCTTCGGTACAAACGAAGTTCCAGTTCAAGACTCCTGCCGCTGACAATACGATTGTTGGCTTCACGGATCAAGGACTTCTTGCTGGTGAGAACTTGACACGATGGCAAGCTGTTGGCATCAACAGTTCTGGCGCTGTTGTGAAAGCTAGTGCTACAAATGGCATTCTGGCTCTTGGTCTGGCTCTGGCTGACACAACCAGTGGCAATGCCGTGGAATTTCTCAACCACGGTATCGCTCGTTCTAGCGGCTGGTCGTGGACTCCTGGCCTGCCTATCTGGTTGTCGGTGACTACAGGCGGTCTTACACAGACTCGTCCTGCTGCTTCTGGCAATGTCCAGCAACCAATCGGCTTCGCTCGCTCTGCGACGACCATCCTCGTCAACATCGGACAAGCCTACAACGTAACGGCGGCATAAGATGGCTGCAAAAAACCTAATCACAAAGGCGTTCTATGCCTTGGCGAGTGGGGACGGTTACTACTACACTGCGTGGGCTGATGGCAGCAAGCCGGGTCTGAACCCAGTCATCTACTACACTGACTTCGTGGCTGGCCCACTGATTGGTGGGGAGAACGGTAAGGGTGCATATCTGTCGATCTACGGCAAGAACTTCGGCAATTTCGCTGACTATCTAAATGGTACGAATCACGTGTTCATTGGTGGTTCGGAAGTGGACAACTATCGTTGCCTTGTTCCTGCTGTCGGTTCTGGTTTGAACGATCATCGAGGCGTCTATGAGACTCACGGTCTTATGGAACTTCGTGTTCAAATTGGGTCTCTCGGCCTGCCGGCATATGGTACGGCTCTGAACATCACCATGAGCGTCAAGGGACGTGGACTTGGCAATCGCAACACTGCGGGTCAGTACTACGACCTAGTGTCTGGTGCTGCTCTGACTTTTACACCTCAGCCTGGCCCTATCATTTTCGTGGATGCTGTTCATGGAAGTGATACGACTGGCACAGGATCGTTCTCCAACCCGTACCAGAGTCTGCAAGGTTCTACAGCCTTCACAGGCCCATTGACTTGCGGCCACTCGTCCACGGATACGGCAGGAACGAAACCGGGTACACACATCTACCTTCGGGGTGGAACGTATACGCCAAAGGGAACAACATCGACAGGCAACGGAGGCTTTTGGGCTAATCTGTTCCGCATCTCGGGCACAGCCCCGACAGGTGCTACGAATATGGGGCCAATCGGCATCTCGTCCTATCCTGGTGCTGCTGGTGCTAACTCTCCTGAGAAGGCTCAATACATTGCTTCGGCTGGCATCAATGCTTCTGGTGGATTTCTCGGCAACGATCAAGCTCGCTCTAGTGCCACAGGTGAGACATGCCCGTGGGATGGCAATCGTGGTTGGGGTCGGTACATGCACTTCAGTGACTTGAAAATTGTATGTGCCCCTGACGCACCTCGTGACGGTGCCCCGTTTAACCTAAACTCTAGCGGAGACAACTGGCGCGTCGTCAACAATGAGGGCTCTTGGAACTCTACGACTACAGGTGTCAACGGTGCTAAGGCTGCTGGTGCTGCTGGTAACGGAATCAATGTCTACCTCGTAGGCAATTGGTTCCACGATATCAACGGTGATACGTCTGCCAATCAGAACCATGGTTTCTACATCGACGGCTCTGCTGCTTGTGCGTTCAACGTTTGGGTGGCCTTCAACTGTGTCAACAATATCGGTGCTGGCAATGGGGTGCAAACCTTCAACCTGCAAGCTTCTGGTTCGATTCAGAACGTCTACGTGCATTCCAATTGGATCGACACGGTTCAAAAGCACGGACTGAATTGTTCTGACGATACGTCTAAGGCTTATTTCTGGAACAACGTCGTGATTGATGCCGGTGAAGCTGGCTTTCACGTCAATGCTTCTCAGATTACTACGACCAACGGTGTGCAACTGTTCAACAATCTGTTCTATGGTTGGGGACGCGTGCTTATGGGGCGTAGCGGTATCTGGAATGACGGCGGTGTAGGTACAGGCGGTAGTGTTTACTACAAGTACAACATCTTCGTGCAGAAGACGGGTACGAACTATGCAGGAAGTCCGTTCATAATTGTAGATAGCGTCGGTGGTTCTCAGAACGTCATCGGAACAAACTGCTATTTTGATGAGAACGGGGTGCTCGCCAATCCGACAGCAACAGATACGACAGGTATCTTTGCTGATCCGAAGTGGGTGAACAAGGCACAGAAGGACTTCCATCTCGTGTTCGGTAGTCCGTGTATCAATGCGGCTGGAACGCCTCCGACGACTCGTTACAACGACTTCGACGGATTTGTGTTCCTAGATACACCTGATGTTGGCCCGTTTGAATATGGATCACATCTATGAGCATTTCACAAATTGGAACACCTACTCTTTTCGACAGTAGCGCTACGAGTGGGGCTTCGGCCTCCACTACACGTAACGTTGCTGCCGGATCGATGCTGGTGTTGGTCACACAAGGCACTGCGAATCTCACAACGCCAACGTCTTGGACATTGGCAAAGAAGCAGACCTGTTCCGATGCTCCGTCGTATCAGACGAACATCTTCTTTATCACTGGCGTCTCTGCTGGGACATTCTCACTAACTGTCAATCGTTCTGGTTCGTCTGGAAGCTTCCGATGCACACTCTCTGAGTGGAGCGGAATGGGAGCGGCTACGGTGGACAAGACAAGCGGATTTGGTGGATATGCCAGCGGGTCTGGTACAGCCTTTCCTTCGACTGGAACGTTGACTGCTGCTGCAAATCTAGCTATTGCTGGATTCTACGCTGCTGCTTCTGTTGGTGATACGCTTACTGCGCCTTCTGGTTGGGGTGTTGTCGATCAATCGAACTCGCCATACGAGTACCTGATTTCGTATCTTGTCACGTCCTCTACGGCTGCTTTGTCTCCATATTGGGGAACAGGCTCCAACGTTGAAAACGCTAACGCTCTAGTGGTGTTCAAGCCGGGTGCTTTGCCTCCAGCTGCGAATCTCACGTCGATTGACAAGAACTCGCTCACAGCCTACTCTGTAAACATCACAGTCAATTCTGATACGGCTAGTGGTCTTCTGTATGCTGTTGCAGCTCAGACGAGCACAACCCCACGTGCAGAACAGATTGAAGCTGGAACAGACGCTGCTAACTTCGCATGTCCAAACATTCATGCGAATGCTGTAAGTGGATCGAACACACTTGCTCTTACGGGTCTTTCGGCAAACACGTTTTACTACGTCTCGTTGGTACAGGATAACGGGTCTGTCTCGAATATCCCTACTATTACGTTCACTACGCTTCCGCCCCCTCCGTCCATCACAAGCGTGGACAATATGAGCCCACACTATCAAGGTTCGATTACGATCAATTTTGAAAATGGTGGTTCGTCTACAGGGACAGTGACTATTGGTGGCGTGTCTCAGACGATTACATCTTGGACTCCGCTTCAAGCTGTGATTGGTTCTGTGAATCGTGGGACGAACAAGTACGGGGTGCCGTTGGATATCGTTGTTACGAGTGCGATTGGTTCTCCATCGGTGCCGTACACGATTACTCAACTGCTCCCGCAGACTGGTTGGGACTACATCGATCAGGGAAGCCCATTCGCAACGCTTGCTGATCGTATCGAAGCCACTCCGTTGGATATCACCTCTGCTGACCAGACGACCTGGGACACACATAGTGGCCTTGTTGTCATGTATCCAGACGGCACTATCCGTATTGATCCTGCAATGTTGGACGTGCCTTTCTCGGCTCAAGAATGGACTGCTAGCGGCGGCTGGGGAACTGCTGCTAACCAAACCGTTCATATAAGCACGAGTGGTGGTGGATCGACGTTTACAGCGGAATTCTTCGGGGCTACGGCTTCTACGATTGCTTCTGCATTCGGCGCTGCGCTTTCTACTCTCTCGCGGGCGTTCTGATAATCGGCCGGGGGTTTGAGTTCTTGACTTAAACCCCCCTCCGTGATATAATCTTTTTCACTTGCGAGGTAACGAATGGGATTTGCGGATTCCGTTAAAAAGAACTCGGCAAGGGTATTGGCAGAGACTAACACAAAATGTTACACAATTGCCAAGGAACTCTTTACCCGGGTAGTCAAACTTACCCCGTCTCCTGCGAATCCCGGCCGTTGGGCTGAAGGTTTGCTCGCTAATCAGTGGTATCCAGCCGAGAAAGATTACTCAGGCGAAGTGGGAACTGATACTTCCCCTAATGGTGCTGCAAGCATTAGTCGAGTGCAAGCCCTGAATGGGCAAGTCTTCAACAAGCACGATGGCACTCTCACCTTCGTAAACAACCTTCCTTACGCTTATCGCGCTGAGGCTATCGGTTGGCCTTCCCATGAAGGTTACAACGGAGGTAAGAACAAGGAAACCTCCGGAGGCTTCCAAAACACTGGTGCGCCATATCGTATGGTTGCTCTGTCAATTCAATACATTGCGGCTAAGTACAAATGAGCGCTCACGTCCGAAAGGTTCTTGAAGGGCGACTCGACGCATGGGCTAAGTCTCAATCCACTCCAATTCCAGTTAGCTACCAAGGCGTGACTTTCACAAAGCCTACGAGTGGCCCATATCTGGAATGCTTTCTGATTCCAAACGACAACATGAATTACGAGATGACTGGTGTTCGCACTACTCAACTCGGCTTGTTTCAAGTGAATGTTTGGACTAAGAATGGCAAGGGGCTTGGTGAGAACGAAGCTATTGCACAGTCGATTGTCGCACTATTCCCGATGGTTCCCAAGTTCAGCGATGTTTCCGTTGAACGAACTCCTACAGTCAATGCCGCAATCCCTGATGAGGCTGGCTGGATCATCACTCCTGTTCTCGTCAAATACCGTTATGAAGATTACGGTACTTAAAGGAATCTAAATGGCTGTCATTACACAAACGCAAGGTGTCAAGACTGCGGCTGCTGCGATCAATGCTACGACTCGCGCCCTGTCTGCTTCTGACACTCTGACCTACGTCCCTGGCGCTGGTCAAGTTCTTGAACTCTTTAACACGACTGGCTCTATTGTCACTGTCACGCTGACTGGCTCGGCTCCTGACACGTCGGTGCCTGTCTCCGGTTATGGCTCTGTCTCCGCTGCTGGTGGCAAGGCTGTTGCTGTTCCTGCGAACGGATGGACTGTGGTCAATCTGGACGCGATTTCTCACTACCTTGCCGGATCGGGCACGGTGACTGTGACTGGCGGAACTGGCGTCACGGCCATTCTGTACGTCTAATCAAGGAGTCTAAATGACTGTTCGTACCTCTGCCGGTTCTTCGCTGGCTATTTCGTCCGGCACGCCTGCCACGCAAGACGTTGCTGGTTTCTCTGCTCTGACATACACAACGATTGGCGAAATCACCAACATGGGTGAACTCGGCAAGGTGTTCAATGTGGTCAAGCACAACCCGATTACCAACCGTCGTACCCAGAAGTTCAAGGGTTCGTATGACCAAGGTACTATGGCCCTCACGATGGGTCGTGATACCACTGATGCTGGTCAAGCTGCTCTGAACACGGCTCTGGCTTCTGACTCGTCCTATGCCTTCCTGCTCACGCTGCAAGGTGGACACCAGATGTACTTCCAAGCCATCGTGACGGACTACAAGACCAACGTCGGCTCGGTTGACCAAATCACTGCTGCGTCTACGTCGCTCGATATCACTTCTGATATCTTCGAAGCGAACTAAGGAGAGCCCTTCGGGGCTCTTTCTCTTTCGGCTTCTCGCCCAACTGGCTTGGAGTTGAAAGAGAAGGACAAGACTCCTTCACAACAACACTACCACAAAGGAAAAACAATGTTTGATATCTCCACCCTGGCTCTGAAGACGACTTCGACTGAAGTGCAGTTCCGTCACCCTGTCACGAACGAACTTCTGTGGGCTGACAAGGAAAAGACTCAACCCGTCTCGGTGAATCTGTTCGGTACGGCTTCCCAAGAATATCGGGATGCACGCGTGGCGATGCAGAACCGTCAACTGAAGCGTGGCAAGCAAAAGCCCAGCGCTGAAGTGCTGGTGGAAGAAGGAACTACGCTGCTCGTGGCTACCATCGACCACTTCAACAACTTTGCTGTTGGGGAATGGGTTCCTTCGAATGAAGCTGACTATCGCAAGCTGCTCAACGATCCGCAATACTCGTGGGTTCGTGAACAGATTGACGAAGCTCTGGCGGACAACGAACGTTTTTTGGGACAGTAAGCGAGGCTCTAATCACGTATGCACGTCAGCTAGGCTGGCTGCATGCGATCCCAAAGGGGAGAGAGCAAACCCGATTGTCGGCATTCAAAGCACTCGATGAGAACCATCCTGGACTTGAATTGCCGGACGTAGAATCGGAACACTCCGCAGGTTACATTGTTGGCCTGCTACACGAAGCCGGCCTCATGTCCTCTACGGGTATGGGGCCGGTTCCTCTTTCATGGGTCGATATTGAAGCTTGGCTCAACGCTACAGGCACTAAGCTTGAGACGTGGGAGAAGCTGATGATTAAGACCATGAGCGAAGCGTATGTGGGTGAACGCCTTGACACGGAGCCTAACAAGCTCGCGCCTTGGATCAAGGTAATGACTGAAGAAGAACTCGCCGAGCAACGTGCCGAAATTAGCAACAATCTGCTGAACTTCCTGCGTGGCTTCAAACGCAAACCAGGAACTAAAGGATCGAAATGACGATGGACGTTTCGCGTCTTGGTATTGAGGTAACGTCCTCTGGTATCGATGACGCCACAAAGGCTCTGCAAGGTCTTGGACGTGCGGCTACGAGCGTTGAGAAGCGAGTTACCAAGCTCACTGACACGCTCGGCAAGCTCATGCAAGTCAACCTCTCTGCTACGATGCAGTCGTGGTCTGGTGCTCTGGGAAGCCTGAACACAGCCACGGCTAGCCTCAACGCGTCCATTCAGTCCATCGTGGCTGCAATGAACACTCAGATTGCTACTTTGAACAATCTTGCTGCTGCATCCAATCGTGCAGCGGCGGCTCAGAGCAATCACAACTCTGGCGCCGGTGTGTTCATCACTACTCTTAAGGCAATGACCTCTGCTGCGCTGGCTTACGGTGCAGTGAACTTTGCCAAGTCCATCATCCACAATGCTGATGAATGGACTAACTTGAATTTGAAGATGGTGGCTGCTACTGGTAGCCAGAACAATGCCACCATTGCTTTGCAAAATGCTTACGAGATTGCTCAGAAGATGGCCCTGCCTCTTGAGTCTACCGTTAAGCTGTATACGCGTCTTGCTCCTGCCATGGCTCAAGCTGGCTTTGACAGTGCTAAGACGAAGGAAGTTGTTGTTGGCCTTGCCTCTGCGTTCCACTTGGGTGGTGCGACAACTGGCGAAATGAATCAGGCCATTCTGAACTTCTCTCACGCGATTGGTGGTGGACACTTGAATCTGCGTGCGTTCAACTCTCTCACTGCTGAAGCTCCTTTGGTGCTTCGTGCTCTTGCCAATCAAATGACCCATGGTAACTTGGATGCCCTCCGGTTGCTGGTTAGTGCTCACAAGGTTGGTGCTGGCGATATCGTCAAGGCTATCGAGTCTGTTCAACCCGCATGGGACAAGCTCATTCAGAATCGTCCTGTGACGGTGGAGATGGCTCTGACCCGTATCAAGAATACATGGCTCAAGACCATCGGTGAGATGGCAACCGAGAATCAGTTCAACTCTAAGCTCGCTGAAGGTCTTCAGGAAGTTGAGAAGCTGATTCCTCGTTTCGTTAAAGCCATGGGCGAAGCCTTTGGTGAAGTGCTGAAATGGGTTAGCCAGAACAAAGACAAGATCGCTGAAATCTGGACACAGGTTGTCGGGCTTGGTAAGGACGTTCTGAAGATCGGTGAAGGACTTGGAAAGTGGGTGGGGGCCATCGCTGGTGCTGGCGACGATTTCAGTCTTGTTGCTGAAATCATCTTCTCGATCCGTCTCGGCATCGCAGGTCTACAAGACGGCTTTGTGCTGGTCAAGAATGCTGTCATCGACGTTGGTGCTCAAATCATTCTCTGGATTCTCGATCCGGTGTTGAAGGCTGTTGAAAAGGTTGGCAAGCTCATAATGGGCTTTGGCAACATTCTCTCCCTTGCGGCTGCTGGTGCTAAGGCTGCTGGCATGAACGATCTTGCCAAGCAACTCACTGGTGCTGCTGAACAAGCTAAGAGCTTTGGCGGATTCGTCAAGGACATTGGAACCAACGCTAAGGAATCCTTCGCTCAAGTGCAAAAGGATGCTCAAGCTTCTACAGAAGCCATCCTTGCTGGCAAGGGTGCTGTTGGTCAACTGATGGACGAGATGGACAAGCAGGCCGAAGAGGCTGCTAAGCGTAAACTCAAGTACGACGAGAACTATAACAAGCATCCTGGCGAGACTCCTGACCCGAAGGCGATTGCTGCGGCTGAACGTCTGACGAAGGAGTTCGAACGTCAGAAGGAATCGCTTGAAGTTCAAATCGATCAGGGTATTGCTCTGAATAAGGAACTCGACACATACGGGCAAGAGTGGGAAAAGATCGGCCCGATGCAGAAGCAACTGATTAAATACGAAGACGATTTGGCTGAGAAGAAGGCGAAGCACGCTGACGCTCTGGCTATCTCTCGTGCTCAGACTCTGGTCGATCTTGCCTCTATTGCTGCGATGGAAGAGCGCATTGCTGATATCACAAAGAAGAACCTTGAACATGACAAGGGCATCCTCTCTGGACTCGACAACGATATCAAGACTGCTACAGACAATCTGAATGCCCTTGAGGACAAGGTTGCTGCCATTGGCGGTATGAAGGGTGATCGTAAGGACAACGCTGTTCAACGTGCTCAAGATCGTCTCGATATCGCTGAAGCTGGCTTCACAGGTCTTAGCCCTGATGCCACTGATGCAGACGTTCAGAAGGTGATTGACAAGGACAAGGAACTACTGCGTATCGCTAAGCAAACTGCTGATGCTCAGAAGCTTCTTGACCAAGCCTCTCTCAATACTGCTTGGGATCGGCTGACTGATCCTAAGAAGGCTAAGACGTTCGGTGACACTCTCACTGCTGCGTTCGGTAATGCTGGCAAGGGCTTGAAGGTTCTCGTCACTGGTCTTCAACAATACGCTGAGGAACAAAAGCGCATCACTGAAATGCAGGATGTAGTAAGCAAGACCTCTGACCCTAAGCTTAAGGCTCAACGTGAGACTGAGGCGGCTCAGGCTTCTACTGCTGCTCAAATCCGTATGTTCGGCGACCTGACTGAAGCTGCTCAAGGCTACTTCAAGAAGGGCACTATCGGCTATGAAGCGATGGGTGCTGCTGAGAAGGTGTTCCGTGTTGCTGAACTGGCTAATGCGGTTTACAACTTCGTTCAGAAGAGCGGATTGCTGAATGCATACACTGCGCTGTTCGCTACGTCTCAAACAACTCAAGTGGCTGCTGCTGCTGCCGGTTCTGCTGGTGTTGTTGCTGCTGAAGCTCCGAAGCAAGCTGCCTACGGTGTGTCTGCTCTGGCTGCTGCTCTGACAATTCCGCCTCCTGCTTCGTATGTTGCCTTCGCTGCTACTGCTGCGTTGCTGCTTGCGATTGGTGTTGGCATCGCTGGTGCGAACTCTCATGGTCATCCGAACCTTGCTGCTGATCGTCAAAAGACGCAAGGCACCGGCACTGTGCTAGGAGACTCTGAGAAGCAAAGCGAGTCGATCGCGAAGAGCATTAGTGACATTGCTGATAACACGACGATTGCAAACTCTACGTCCTCGGCTATGCTGGCTTCGTTGAAGAGCATCGAAGCTGCTCTCACCGGTGTGACGAACTCACTGCTGGTCACGGGAAGTGGTGCGACAGGTAAGGGCTTCTCTGGCTACAACACAGTTAACTCTCTGGGTGCTGTGCTGAAGCAAGAGTTCAAAAATAGCCTGAACCCGTTGGCTCCGTTCCAGTTTGCCGATCCGAAGAAGATGTTGGGTCAACTTGGATTTGGTTCTTCCAAGTCCCTTGAAGACGCCGGTATCACGTTCGGTAATCAAACGGTTGGACAAGCTCTGACAAACGGTGTTGCTGCTAAGGCCTACCAAGATGTTCTCACGAAGCACAAGTCTTTCTGGCTGACGACAGGTACGAGCGAAAGTCGTAGTACTTCTGCGCTTGATCCTTCGACTACGGCTGCATTCCAGCAAGTCATTAACCAAATGGTGACGACTGTTAGTGATGCTGCTCAAGGTCTTGGAATGAACGCTCAGCAAGTGAGCGACAAGCTCAAGGCCGTGCAACTCTCGCTGGGAGACATTTCGCTGAAGGGCTTGTCTGGTGACGAAATCACCAAGCAACTTGAAGCTGTGTTCTCTGCGTTCGGTGACAAACTGGTGCAAGCCGGTCTTGGTGATGCTGTCACAGCGTTCCAACACTCCGGTGAAGGACTGCTTGAGACTGCTGTTCGTGTTGCTGCTGGTATCGATCAAGCGGGTACACAGCTTGAGAAGCTTGGCGTCAACGCTATCAACTTCTCTGACGTTGTGAACAAGCAAGGTGATGTGGCTACTGAGATTGTTCGTCAATCGCTGATGGCTAAGGAAGGCGCTGATGGCGTCTCTGCAATCATCTCCACGATGCAAGGCGATGCTGCTACGCTGGCTCAGACTTACCAAAGTCTCGTGTCTGTGAAGCTGAGTCTCAAGCAACTCGGAATCGCCAATGACGTTAGCGCTGATTTGATTAAGGCTGCTGGTGGTCTGGATACGCTGTCTAGCGCTCTGGACGACTACAAGAAGAATTTCTTCACTGCGGCTCAACAGACAGCGATGAACGCTCAAGCTCTGTCTCAGCAATTTGCTGCTCTCGGCCTGACGATGCCTCAGACCAAGGATCAGTTCGTGAACCTCGTCAACACGCTCAGCGCTAGTGGCGAATCCGGACAAGAACTGGCCCTGAAGGTGATCGATCTTGCTGGCGCATTCAACGACCTGACGACTGCTGCGGGAGACAACATCTCGACGCTGACGGACAACCTGACGACAGCCTACAACAACCAGTCCGATGCTCTGACAACGCTCAAGCAAAAGATGACGGACTTCGCTTCGTCTCTATCTGCGTTCAAGACTTCGCTCATCACGGGCGACCTGTCTACACAGAATGCTGTTGAGAAGTACGCAACGCTGAAGGCTCAATTCGAGGACACGGAAGCTAAGGCTCAAGCAGGCGATCAAACAGCTATCGGGAACTTCCAACAGGTTGCACAAGACTTCCTGAAGGCGTCTCAAGCTGTCTACGCCTCTGGCTCCAACTATACAGTGGACTTCCAATCTGTCCTGGCTGCAACAGAACAGTTGCAACAGTACACGGCTGGACAAGCCTCTGTGGCTGACCAACAATTGACGGCTCTGCAAAACTCTGTGTCGCAACTCATCACGATTAACACTTCGGTGCAAAGCGTGGCTGATGCAATCAAGGCTCTGCAAGATGCTATCGCTGCTGGTCTGGGTGGAACAGGCGCTACGGCTGCTGCGAACAACAACGACAAGAAGACTATTCAACCTGTCGTTAACGGTTCGCATGCCTCTGGTCTTCATGCTGTGCCTTGGGATGGCTACATCGCTGAACTGCATAAGGACGAACGTGTCCTGACAGCAAGCGAAGCGAAGAGCTACACGTCCAACGAGAACGGAAATGCTGTCCTGGCTGCTCAGGTCAAGGCCCTGCAAGAAGAAATCGCTGGTATGCGTGCTGATGCCAACCACAACGCTATGGCTCTGGCTGGTGCTGTTGTGACTGCTGCTGAAGACAACGCTAAGACGGTTGTCCAAGGACACAAGGACGCTGCCTCTAAGGTGGCTTACAAGGAGAAGGCTAAGCCTGAACTTCGATGATTAATGACGAGCAATTCACAGCTTGGTTGAAAGACCAAGATGCGGTTCGCTGCGTCCTCGTGGAAGTAACTGTGGGATTGGCGGGTGGCGGAACGGCCACTCGCTATATCTCTAACAAGGCATACGTCACTGGCAACGGTGACGTCCCTGCCAACACAGTGTACATGCCAAGGATGACAGACGGATTGAACTACACCCGGGCTCTTGATATGTCTGGGAACGTCTCTCTTACCTTTGGCGACTTGGCTCTGACAAACATCGACGGAGCGCTTGACGCTTGGGTTGATGACTTCTGGACTAACCGGCCTATGTCGGTTTACCTTGGTGATCCTCGTTGGGCACGGAGCGACTTCCGCTTTGTGTTCGGTGGACTCACCCTTGGTCTTGATATGCAAGACCGCAATACACTCAACATTCAGATTAGCGACAACACGCAGCGTCTGAATACTCCTGTCACTGAGAACACTCTTGGTGGCACAACGGCTCTTGCTAACAACCTGCTTCCTCTGGTGTTTGGTGAGTGCCACAACATCTCCCCTCTTGTTACAGACGGGACTGTGAATGAATACCAAGTCCACCAAGGACTGATCGAACGCATCATCGAAGTGCGTGATAACGGAGTCCCCGTTAGCTTTACAGTGACACCAGCCACAGGTAAGTTTCGATTGCTGGCCCAGCCGTATGGTACGGTGACAGCAAGCGTGCAAGGAGCTATGGTTCCTGCCAACTTCATCATCTCTACTGACGGGCTTAATGATGCGTCAACTTGGATTCAAACGAACATTGCGAGCGTCACTCAATCGGGAACTGGCGCATACTCTGGCACACTCGACAATGCTGTTGTCGTGGGTAGTTCTGGGGCTGGGTGGCTTGAGTCAACTGTCCTGGGCGTTCTAACAGGAACGCTGCATACAACCTCGGTATTCGTGAAGGCAGGCTTTAGCTCTGTAATCTCTCTGAAGACGTGGACAGACAGCCATACTGGCCTACAAGGCGTACAGCTTGATACCTCCACTGGCGTAGCCACTCTCATCACGGATGCTGCTTTGCTGGCAAACGGAGGGGTTACGAAGCATTGGGGTGCTGTTCCTGTTGGCAATGGTTGGTGGCGTCTGTGGGTCTGTGGGTATAATTCTACAAACCCTATCCCTAACACAAAGATCGTTCGTATCGAAGGTGCGACGGGTGATGGTTCTCAAGTGAGCTTCCACGTTGGTGGTGCTCAGGTTGAGGTAGGAACGTTCCCAACGTCCTATTGGAATCAAGCTCAACAGCTTGGCTCTTCTGTCTACCGCAACACTGTGGCTGAACTTGTTCGCCTACTGGCTACTCAGTACGGAGATACACGGTTTCAGTTCACCAACGACGAGCTAGACATTCCGGCTCTCGTGCAGTTTGATTGTCAGAACCGTCAAGCCATCGGCATGTTCCTCGATCAACGTTCCAACGTGCTGGACATTTGCAATCAGATTGCTACCAGCGTTGGAGCTAGGCTGACGATGAACAAGCAGAACAAGCTGAGCATTGTGAAGCTTAATCTTCCGCAGTCCACCACTGGAACGCACGTCACATCGGCAGACATGGTTGAGAAGAGCATCAAAATCTCTTCGATGCCTCCTGTCGTTGCTGGTGTCAAGTTGGGCTACTGCCACAACTGGACTGTGCAAACAACCGTGGCTGGTGGCCTCGATCAAAACTCTGCAAAGCTCTTTGCTCAAGAGTGGCTGACAGTGACTCGAACAGATTCACTGGCTGCTGCAAACTACCTGCTGTACACAGAGCCTGCTGAGGATGATGGCTACCTCATCGTTGGTGCGGATGCTGTGAATGAAGCCAACCGTCGCCTGAACATCTTCAATGTCCAGCGCAAGGTCTTTACCTACGACGGCTTCTATCACCTGATCTTTGAAGAGCTTGGC